GGTTGTGACAAGATACAATTTGAAACTTGGAACAATACAGGGTGGGCGTACAGTAATAACAATTGTACTCATTGGATGCCTTTACCGCAAAAACCTTTAATACCTTAGATTATGAAAGAAGCCCTAAACATTAGATTAAATAAAGTAAAAGAAGAGCTTGAAGTTTATCAACAACTAGAACAAGAGGCAAAAGAAAGGTACGAGAACTGTAAAAAAAATGTTAATGAGATTAAAAAAAGAATTGAGCATTTAGAAAAACAAATAAATAAAAATTAATATGGAACATTGAATATAAAGACAATGAAACTAAACCAACTAACCAAACATTCTTCAATAACAGAAGAAAGATTTTTAGCCTTAGTAGAAGTTAAAGGCGTAGAGATGCTTTGCAGTGTGCTCAAAACTACTAATATAAGCATGGTAGGCACTCCTAGCCATACAAGATTTTCAATAAAAAGATTTGGTAATAAAATCTCTAAAAAAGAAAGAACAGAACTTAAAAAATTGATTGAGGAAAAAATCAATAAATTCACTTAAACAAAATCAAGCAATATGAAACTAATAGACAAACTAGAACAAGCCTTAATTAAAGCAGATATTACCCACGAAAGAAATGGGTGGGAGGAAACTGTGGGCTACAAAAAACCAACAAAAGAAGGCTGGATAGATATAACTATTCCATGTAGCAAAAACAAATCATTATCTATTCATTTGTTTTTTAAAAACAATGAAAAAGATTTGTCCGATATTCAGGTGTTTGAAAATACACTTGAAACTGTGATTAAATCAACAACTAAAATAAGCTTATGCCAGATATAACAATTTGTACCAACGAGAATTGCCCCCTTTCAAATATTTGTTGGCGTTTTATTTGTCCGCCAAGTAAGTACCAACAAAGTTATGCGAAGTTTGAACCGCAAGTAGACAAGACAAATTGTGAAATGTATTTCGAAAAGCCAAATAAAGCTATGTGGAGCTCGAATAAAGTACGCCTAACGCCTGAATAAACGTCTGCGAAGTTGCGTTTATACTACGTTATTTTTAACTAAAATTAAAACATGAAAACAATAATAATTATGGAAAACGAAAACACAAGCATTCAAAGAAAACTAGGTGAATCTACATTAAATCCAGAAATTACTTTACAAAATGGAATTGTCTTAAAAGTCGGTGAAAAATACACCAAAATAGTATGGGAAGAGAATAAATTTGTTAAAGTTGTTGCTTTAGGGCAGAAGTGTTTTTTAGGTTTAAATCAATACAGTGAAGATTGTTTGTGGGAAATTGATATGGACTGGCTACCTTACAAAGGACCAAAAGTAGGACCTGCAAAACCGCTAAAAGAATATCAAAAATACTACGCAGACAATGGTAACGGTATGTTATTCGTTCAGTATTGGGCAATTAGACCAAGTAATACTCCCAAAATGAAGTGGTACTCTGAAAGCGAGGCTATTGAGTTAGGATTGACAATTTAAAATAAATGACTTACTACTTATACAATGAATACAATAATCTATTGCTTGTAACAGAAGTACATAGTAATATTGCAAGATTTATTTCTGAGTTTATAGGTTTTGAAGTTAAAAATTCAGAGGTAAAAGTAAACGTGTTCATGTTTGAGCGATTCTACTTGAGAACTAAGCACATTCACTACTCTTCTGAATACTTAGAAGTAAAAAAAATAATAAACATTGGAGAAAAGCTTAAAACAAGCGAAATAACACTTAAAGAAGCTCGTAAAGAACTTTATGGTGAAGAATTTAACGTTGAAAAATTATGAAAAAAGAGAAAATTTGAAAATTCATCGAGGAGGAAATAAATAAAATCAAATAATATGAAACTAAAACGATGAATTTTCAAATTACAAACAAATGCTTGTAGGCATATCTTGAATACGCGGTGTTAGCGCCAGTTATTTATTTTAATTCTAAATAGTAAATATTTTTAAAATAATTGCTTTTTTATTTGGTAAATGCAATAATGAGTTGTATATTTACATCATAATTAAAACATACAATTATGAAAACGATAATTTTTAACTCAGAAAAAAAAGCAAAGGTTTACGAAGTAAGAAGTGCAATAGAACAAGGTTGCTATAAAGCAAATGAATTGATAAGAACTGTAAAAACTGACAAAGTTGAAAACTTAATAAACGATGGACAATATAAAGAAATTGCAATTGAGGTTAAGTAAAATAGAAAAACAGTTGGACACTTGCAGAACCGAAGTTCTGCAAGATGGCTGGCAAACACAAAGATTTGCAAAGAAAAGCCGTAAATGGGATATTTTAGCACAAAGAAAAATGCAACTAATACAGAAAATTGAAGATGAACAGACAAACTATAATAGTAATAATTAAGCCGACATTGCAAACAATTGAATGTTGGGGCAATTTAAAAAAGGCTTGTATCGCTCATGGTTGGGCTTATAATACGTTATCAAAAAGAAAATTGCCTATCGAATATGAAGGCTATCGAATTGAACGATTGCCGTTCTTATAAAAAATCCGCCACTACGCCAAGCCCGAAACCGTTATGCCAATAACAGAATGTTTAATCGAAGTTATTTTTAACTAAAATTAAAACATGAAAACAATAATAATTATGGAAAACGTGAATATATGGAAAAATTGAAACGTGGAGATAAAATTTATCTCGATAAAAACCAAGAAAAAGAATCTGCCGTAAATTCATATTTAGATTGTAGAGACGGCATTGTAGAAGTTTATGAATATAATGATTCATCTGGATATGGTTCAAAAACACGATTGTTTTATTGCCAAAATACCAAGCATGAATCTGTGAGTATTATTAGACAGATATACATTAACTTTAATAAAGAATGGGTTGAAGAAACAATGGATTTTGATTCTGATTCATTTGAATTTTTAAAGGCAATTATCAACGGGAAAGAAGATGTCTTGGGTGGTAAATACTTATTTGTGCGAGATTATTAGCCTTGCACATAACGGTTGAGTATAACCGTCAGTTGGCGATTTAATAGTAATAACTTTCAAAATATAGATAAACATGAATAAGAGTAAAAAATTATCGAATACGCAGAAACCAGCCAATTGCGGTTATACTGTGTTACCTGCCGTTTTTTGTCAGCAGGAAGAAGAATTGATTGCTAATTATATGGGTGAAAAAGCAACAGGAGGCTATCACCAAAGTTGGGATTGGTTAATGCCCGTTGTGGTAAAAATTAACTCAAATGGCTTTTTCTTCTTTTGGGAAGATTATGTTGTTAGAATATGCCGTTGGAGAGACGGGTCTGGTAGTATTAGCAAAAAAAGTTTTTTAAAAGGAGAAGATGCTTTTAAAACCGTATATAAATGTGTAGTTGAATTTTTAAAAGAATGTTATCCTGTCTCTTAAAATGGCAGGTAACGGCTACGGCTATGTGCAGTAGCGGATTTGAAACACAAAACTTAAAATAACAGATAAATTATGATAGTAGAACAAATGTTGAAGAACGCACAAACACCGCTATTGCATATAGCCGATGTTAGCGGTAGTGCTTTATTTCAAGGCGATTGTTTAGATATTATGCCTTTGATACCTGATAAATCGGTTCAGTTGATTTTGGCTGATTTGCCATACGGAACGACCGCTTGTAAATGGGACAGTATAATTGATTTGGATTTACTTTGGAAACAATACAAACGAATTATAAAAGATAACGGAGCAATAGTATTAACAGCTTCACAACCATTTACGACTAAATTGATTAGCAGTAATTACGAAATGTTTGGGTATGAAATTATTTGGCAAAAAGAAAGACCTACAAATTTTATGTTAGGTAAAAAACAAATATTAAAGTATCACGAAAATATTTTAGTATTTTATAAACAGCAACCAATTTACAACCCTGTATTAGAAGATAAACCTATTGAAAATAAGCGTAAAAATAAACCAAGAAAAATGACAAATGCCGTTTATGGAATAAATGAGGGATTGAAATATGCAGAAAGGACTGAAAATGGAGGCATAAAAGATTGGAATTATCCGCATTCAATACAATATTTTAGTATGGAAAGAGGATTGCACCCAACCAAAAAACCTTTGGAACTTATGAAATATTTAATATCCACTTATACCAACGAAAACGATATGGTATTAGACAATACAATGGGGAGTGGAACGACTTGTTTAGCAGCCAAAGAACTGAACCGTAAATTTATCGGAATAGAAAAGGAAGCTAATTATTATGAAATTGCTTGTCGGAGGTGCGGTTTTTAGCATTACCGCTAACGCCCGTATAAACCATCGTTTTAATGTGGTTTATACCTTGTTATAGCCAGTACGGTTTATTAAGCATAAAACTTTAATCGAAGAACTAAAAAAAGAATTTAAAAAATGAGCGTGGGAAAAGAAAAAATAAATGTATTGAGTTTGTTTGATGGTATTAGCTGTGGGCAGATTGCATTAGAACGAGCTGGAATAAAAGTGGGAAATTACTTTGCTTCTGAAATTGATGAGTATGCTATTGGAATGTGTAAAAATAATTACCCAAATACAAAACACATAGGAAGTGTATTAGATGTAAAAGCGAGTGATTTACCAAAAATTGATTTACTTATTGGTGGTAGCCCTTGCCAAGATTTAAGCATAAGTAAAAAGGATGGTAAAGGACTTGATGGGGATAAGAGTGGCTTGTTTTGGGAATATGTAAGATTGAAAAATGAATTGAACCCAGAATACTTTTTATTAGAGAATGTGAAAAATAAATGGGCTGATGAAATGACAAAAGCCATAGGAGTTGAGCCTATTGAAATAAATTCTGCTGATTTTTGCGGTGCTAATAGACCAAGATTATATTGGACAAATATACCTATTGGTAAATGGGAAAAGAAAGATATTGTTATTTCCGATATACTTTTTGATGATAGAAATAAAATATGTAGCGAATACATATTAACAAAAGAACTTTCAAATGAAAGATTAAATAAATGTAATCAAATTGGATTTGTAAAGAAAAACCGACAAGGGAAAAGAATTTATGATATAAATGGAAAACACGCTTGTTTAACTGGTAGTAGAGATGCGGGTGGATATTTAACTAATTATATTTATGATGGGAAAATTTGCAGAGAATTAAGTGTAACAGAGTGCGAAAGACTACAAACAATACCTGATGGATACACAAAAGGATTTAGTGATACACAAAGATTTAAAGCAATAGGAAATGGATGGACTGTGGATGTGATTTCTTTTATTTTTTCTTTTTTGAGAGGGGAAAATTTTTTAAATTATTTTTCTCACGAAAGTTCAATCGAAGCACAAAAGTAGTATTGGCTATAACGCCCGTATAAACCATCGTTTTAATGTGGTTTATACTACGTTATTTTTTAATTAAATTTGAATTATGAAATATTTCAAAATTGAAGAGCTAGTAGATAGCACTGTATTTAAGGCTCACGGACAAAACGCTTGGAAATTCATTGATAAAACCTTACTAGATTGCTTATTGGTAGTTAGAGAAGGCTTAGGCAAACCTATGACTATTAATAACTGGCACGTAGGCGGTCAATTCTCACAAAGAGGGCTAAGAACTAATATTAGTCCAATGGTTAAAGGTAAGACAAGCCTTTACCTTTCTGCTCATTTGTTTGGAAAAGCAGTTGATTTTGATGTAGCTGGAATGACTGCCGTACAAGTAAGAGAATGGATAGTTGCTAATGCGGACAAATTCCCGTGCAAAATAAGGCTAGAGCGAAACATGAACGGTAAGCCTATTAACTGGGTGCATTTGGACACGCTAGCAGGTGAAAACGACGGTAAAGTAACTCAATTCGACGTGTGATGAAAATAGCTGTGATTAACAGAAAATACAACGTTGGAGGAAAACTAATTAGATTTAGAAAAATGGGAAATCACGGCTTTTTGATTGCTGTTTTTAAGTACGAATTTAGATTTTATAAAAAATGAAACAAACAACCGCATACATTCTAATCTTCGCTTTAGGCTTTGCAGCTGCGTTTATGTTAAGAAATTGTTCTAAAATCGAACAAAAAGTAATAGACAGTCAATCGCTAATCGATAGCCTAAAGAATGAAAACGATCATTTACTCGATGAGGTGTTTGATTTAGAGGACAAGTTCTTAGATCTAGATTCAATTAACGCAGCACACCTCACGACTTATTACAGAGGCAAAGAAACGATTAAAATACTTAAAGAGAAGGTAATTATCACCGACACTGTAATCATTCGTTACACAGACGCTTTAGAGGCGCAAATCGAAACGTGCGATACTATTATAGCTACGCAAGGAGAAATGATTACAAACTTAGAAGTTCAAAACGGCAACCTGAAAGAAGTAGTGGCAAATGACAGTACTATAATTGAGGCATTAGAAAAGGACATCAAAAAAAAGAAGCGTAAAATCTTTATTCTCAAAATCGAAAGAGTGCTTTATCCTGTAATTGTTGCTGTTGGATTAGGTTATTTAATTGTTAGCTCTCAAAATTAATCTTCCTCATTTTCAAGCAGTTACAAAATAATCTAAAAACAATTTATTCAAATTGTTGAATATTAAATAAATATTCTTATATTTGAATATAACCTTTTAAAACAACGATTATGAAAACAATGAAAGACATTTTAACAGAGAATAGAGAATCAGTAATTTCTTCAATTAAGTTTGTTTTCAAAATTTGGAAAGCAGAAGATTTGAAAGTAAAAATGGTTGAATTTTTAGATTTTGCAAACACTAATTACTCTGTTGATTCATTAATAAATTCAGATAGGGTAAAAACAGATTTAAAGTATATGGTTCAAAAAATGAAAATTTCTCAGAAAACTAAAACTGATAAAAGAAAATGGTATGAAATCGCAGAAGACATCGCAGACCAAAGAGGTTTATCAAGATGTTCAAGAACAGGGATTTTTACAGACATAAATGGAAAAGTTGTAAATATTTAAAATTTAATATTATGAAAACTCAAATACAAAAAAAATTAGAAATTATTTTAACAAATGCACAAGATTTGTCTTTTGAACATGGTAGAAATTCTGTTGATGTTCATATTTGGGATAATGATGGTGATAAAATTTTAACGTGCAGGGGTGAGGATTGTGATTTATGGTTAAAGTTTTTTGATTATGGTTCTTTAATTTCTGATGACGTAGAGTTAAATAAAAAATACTTAGAATTAATTTTATGCTAAAAAAACTAAACACCTTCTTCAAAAGCCCCGTCATCAATAAGGCTGGGTTTTGCAAAGAAGCAGGAATAAGCCAGCAATATTTAAACTCAGTGCTTGCAGGTCGCTATCCTTTAACTGATAAATTTGTTAAGAAAATAATGCCGACTTTGAATAAATATGGTTATCTTTGATATAAATCCACGGCTCATTCTTGAGCTAGTTGTTTTTAAAAGGTTTCAAAAGGTGCGGCTCGTTACCGCACTTTTTTTTATATTTGCCTTTAATGGCAACAAGGAATAACATTAAGGTGTTTGAAAACGTAGTAATGACTGCACCGAGCGACTTTGTTTATGAGCTTTCGGCAGATTACAACATTAGTTTTCAAGCTTATTGGACTGGTCTTGTTGGGGAGGCGAAATTCTCACTTTTTTACTCTTTGGATGGGGTGCATTTTGATAAATACCCTTTGAAGGAATTAGAGGCTGGGGTTATTTATTACGACATTCCAATAGTTGGCGCAGATGAAAGTTTTAGCTTTAAACTTAACACAATTGGAAGCGGATTCCTAAAGTTCAGCTACTCAAATAATACAGCTTCAAGTGGCACAATAAACGGACGTCTGAACATTATGGACAATAAACACTACTAGCGATGGGGGTGGTTTATTTAGATGGTTATGGTATCGCAGGAGGTGGTGGTGGCGGAGGCTCACAAATAATCGTTGTTGCTAATTACTCAGCACTACCAGCAGCGAACACAGTAACGGGTAAGTATTATTGGAGTTCAAATACAGAATATTTCTTTGCCATCCCTTTTGTTAGGTATAGCGGTCTTTATTACTCTAACGGGACTAATTGGGAGTATCAAGGAACGCCAATGAAAGCAACACAATCACAGGTAAACACGGGCACGGATAACACAATGTTCGTTACTCCTTTGACATTTACAAATAGCAATAAAATTGTAAATTCCTTTCAAAAAAACGTTGACGATTCAGATGACGTTACGGAGGGTATTGCTCAAGGCTTTGTGCCTCTACCTGAGCCATTTGATGTTAACTACTATCTAAGCGGTTTAAGAACGTGGGCTTTGTTGCCAGTTGTTACTGGAGATGACGGTGAAACGAACTTTCCCAGCGGAGTAACACTCGGAACAGCTATAAGCTACACAATAACAGCTAATACGAACAATTTAGTTGTTCCCGACATCGAAACAGCTATTGTATTACGATTAACATCAACGGGCAATTTTAGTTTAACTGGCCTTGTTCCGTTTAACAACGCTAAAGCTTGGATGCTGTTTATTGTTAATGTAGGTGTAAAAAATATTATTTTTCCTGACAATTCTGCTAGTTCCGCCGCTCAAAATAGATGGCTACTTGGGGCAAATAAGACCGTTCAAGCAAACGAAGGTATTATCTTTTTTTACGACCCAATTTCAAACCGCTGGAGGGGTGGAGGAATTAATATTTAATTTTACAATATGGAAGAAAAGTTAAAACAATTGGTTAAAGAAATACTGCATGACGAGATTTCTTATAAGCTTGCGGATGGTATAGATTCTACGCAAGACATAGAAGAGAGTATTTATAAAGGATTATTACTAGCTATTAAAATAGCTAATGGAGAGGATGTGGATGTAAAAAAAGAGTTTGAGTACATTCCTCCATCTGAAAAGAATTATTGTGTTTTTGATGACGGAAAATGAGGCTTTGGATTGAAAATATTGAGAATTTACCCGCTGTTGTTTGGCAGCTAGAAGCACCTAGCCAAAACTACACTGATTGCACGAACGACATTGTTAAGTGGGATTCTCACGGATTATTAGCTAAAACAGAAACGGACCAATTTGATTATAAGCGTGTTCGTGATAAGTTAATCCCATTAATTATTGCAGCGGTTTATCCCGATTTTTCTAATTGGGCAAATGTTAGTCAAGAAGTAAGGGTAATTGCGGCTAAGTGGATTATCGCCCCCTATGCTTTACGAGTAACCGTACATTCAGAGGAGCAAGATTTGATTTATTTTGGTGAAATGTACGAAAAAAGCAAAGCGAGCAGAAAGGTTATAGTAGCGAAACTAGCTAATCATGTAGCTGTTAATTACTATCGAACAGGTGTAATTACAGAAGCTCAAGCGGCATCATTTACACTTGATACTTCAAGTTTGGTTTATGAATATTTAGAATTTAGTTCTAGCTCATTCAGACAGTGGCTTACTAATGCTGCCCCTTATGAGAATGACGGGTTTGCTCAAAAAGATTATTATTCAGAAGGTTTAAAAAACGAATTACTTCAAATATATTACGGAAACTTATGACACCAGAAAAGCACACATACATAGAACTAGCCTACGTTTTAGGAAAAAGAAGTAACAAGCAAATGTTCGATAACAGCTGGATGCTACTTGAGAATTTAAGAGTAACGTTGTCAACTGGCGAAACTATCACAATACCAAACGGATTTAGAACGGATTTAAGCTCAATCCCTGAGTTTATGTGGGGGTTAATGAAGCCTTATGGCGACTTTATTTTAGCTCCTATTGTACACGACTGGATGTATCGAACTAATTTTAAAGAAAAAGAACTAGGAGCTAAAGGGGCTCGAAAATTCGCAGACGATGAAATGTACTGGATTTCAAGCCAAGTAAATAAAAAGCACTGGTACAACCGCTTAGATAATTGGTTACGTTGGAAGGGATGTCGTATATTTGGAGCTAAAACATACAAAAAATGAAGGCTTATTTTTCGATTGCAGGGTTATTTGATGAGGTAAAATTCAATTCTGGAAAAGAGGTAAAATTAGCGCTTAACTCGATTAAAGTCGATGGGGTTGAGCAGTTAACCGCTGCTTTCTCTAGCGAAATTGTACCAGCTTTTGTAAACCCTCACACGGGTAATTTATGGCAATTTGCAAACTGTAACGCTGCTATGACTAGCTGCTCGATTGCAGGTACGCCAAATAGTTTTAACCCTTTCAAGGAGGCTTTCGGCTTGGTTTATTCCGATACCGTTGGAGGTGTTGCAAGGGGTGAAATAACAGGCACGCAAACAACGAGCGTTTACGGATTTGAGCAGTTCGGTTTTGGGTTTGATACTATTGATGTGCCTGTGAATGATATTGCTGGGGGTGGTTCTACGGGAGCAACTAAAGAGGGTATGTTTTGGCTTGATGTGGATTATTCGTTGAGCTTTGAGATGGAAATATACATTGAATTAAAAAACGCATCGGGTTACGTTTACAGCAAAAAGAAACACACTTATACTTTCGATTCTGCTAACTGCTCTTTTACTTACACAGTTGAAGAGATTGGCACAAAGTTTTTCGCTAGGGTGTTAAGCACGATTCACCCGTCTTATGTGGCTAATAACGCTACTTTTTCTTTAACAAAAGGAAACGACACTCAAAGCACTCCATTCGCAGACGCTTTCACAATGGGCACGGCAATAAACGCAGGTGATATTGATTTTGTTACGGCTAATTGGGCCTCCATATCTTCTACCTTTTTTGTTGTTGAAGGAAATGACAAGGAGGCAATAGCTGTTACTTTTCAAGATTCAAACGTTACCGTGTTCAACCAAGGAACATCGGCATACACGTCTGTTACCACCATGCTTTCCTTCCTTTCAGGAGGATTGAACGGATGGATAACGCCTAGTTGCGGTGCAAGTGGAAACCCTAATGATGATCCTATTGTAACTCAAGCGCTGGGTATATTACAAGCTGCAAGGGTTGTGCCTGTGCAAGTGTTTGATTTTGCAACAACTAAAACTTGCTGCTATTTTTCGCCTGTTTTTGCTCACTTGGTTGACACTGATAGCTGGAAGAATGATGTTAATAGCTTTATTTTAAAGCGTGATTTTGCAAGCGAAACTATTGATTTAGTCTTACTTAAAGATGGTGGATTGAGCAACGGAGGCACTGATATTCCTCTAATTGATAATACCTATGGCACTTATTATGATTTTGGCAACTTGTCAAACTCAAATTACAAAGGCTATCAAATCGAATGGCAGAAAGTGCTGCAAGTAGAAGGAGAGGGAAGTTACCAACTGCAAGCAACAAGCACGCTTATAAGCGGCGTTGTTACGGAATTTAGCTTGGTGTTTAAGCTGAAAAGCTACACGGAAGAAGCGGTTAAAGGTACTGTTCGTGTACAATCAATTATGAATGGCTTTTTACGCCACACTGGATTTAATTACAAAGGCTTGCAGTGGAAGGATGGCATAAGGGTAAGAGGTATGTTTGGTAATAGGCAAGCTGAATATGAGCAAGAACAAATCATTTACACCAACAGAAACTCTGTACAATTACGAAGTGAAATGATTAACAACTACGTGCTTGAAACATCTCATATTCCTTCTTGCGTTACTGATTTGTTTATTGAATATCACAACTTTGCTAATCACTTACTTATCACTGACTATAACCCTGTAAATCACGTTAAGACATACGTAGATAAGAAGGTAGTGTTTGATTCGATGGAGGAAATTGATTACAAGGGCGTAACGGATAGAGCGCCGCTAAGAATAAAGTATAAAGATTTTACGCAAAACTTTTTAAAATCTAATTGCTAAAAAAAAACAATCCTGATTAAGTTCAGGATTTTTTTTGCTAAAAAATAGTATTATTAAATAAATAATTCTAGATTTGTACTCATAAATCTTTAAAAACTAACGAATATGGAAGAACAAGAAGAAATAAACTGTCCAGTCTGTGAAGATACAGGCAAAGTGCAAATATTTAATTGCAGCTCGTCTTGCGACTATTGCGCTGACTGCTACGCAACAACTCAATGCCCAGAATGTCAATGAAAAAACACGTTATTATTTACCACTCCGTCCAATCAATGGAGGTTTACAGCAACTTTAAGAAGATGTGTAAAATTAAAGAGTTGCCGTACCATTCCCTGAAAGGAAAAAAATTCCCAATTGAAGGGAATAAATATTTTATTTACAAAATTAGAATTATTTAAACATTATTTCTATATTTGATTAAACCTTTAAAAACAACGAATATGAAAGACAAACTAGAATTTAAGCTCATAGAGCTGCAACAAATGTTAGATGGCATTAATCACGACCTTGTTGACAAAGAAAACTTAACCATCGGGCAAATTGCCAGAATGAATGTCGAGAGAGCAAAAGTAAAATTTGCAATTCAAATTCTTAAAGAAATCCAAAATGACTGAGGAACAAATCAAAGCAATTAAATTCGATTTGCTCAAAGAGTATATTGAAAAAGAATACGAATATTATTCAATTAAAACAAAAGAAGGAAACTGGGACGCATCGCTCATCGCAAGGTTTATTTTAACTTTTAAATTTTTATTGAAATGAAAAACATTATTAAAAAAATTCATGCTGCAAAGCTGGAAATCGGAAAAGTAGCAAAGAATGCTAAAAATCCACACTTTAAAAACACATACGCTGATTTAAACGCTTTAATTGAAGCAGTTGAGCCTATATTGCTCGAAAAAGGATTGGTGCTTTTACAGCCAATATCTGGGGGCGAGGTGAGGACAATTATTGCAGATGTTGAAAGCGGTGAGCAAATAGAGAGCGCAATGGTTTTACCTCCGATTGTAGACCCTCAGAAAATCGGTTCTGCGATTACTTACTTTCGAAGATACACTTTGCAAAGTCTTTTGAGCCTTCAAGCGGTTGATGACGATGGTAACGCTGCAAGTAGCGCAAAACAAACCCTCCCTTATTTGTCAGATGAACGCTTTAATGCAGCTTTAGCTAAAATACACAAAGGCGAATACACGATTGAAAAATTAAAATCTTCATTCACTTTAACACCATCGCAAAATGAGAAACTACGATAACCTTAGATTACGGCCTTCTGAATTTGGAAAGGTCGTTGTCGGATTAGATAAGCCTAATTTAACCGATAAGCAATCTCAAGAACTTCTAGATCTTCAAGCGAAAGAAAAGCGCACGGATTTACAGGAGCAGAAGTTAGCTGATTTAATAGCTAAACGGGATGCGCCTAAAGAATTAAGTGAAGGTGCTAAAACGTACATTCGTGAAATGGTGGAGGCCGATGAATATGGTTATATTGATAGGATTGATAATAAATACTTTGATAAGGGCAATACTTGTGAGCAGCTTGGAATTGAGCTACTAAACCAAATCTTCTTTGAAGAATATACAAAATTTCCCGAGGGCGCTTACTCTAATGAGTGGTTGATATCTAACGGCTGCGATATTCTACACGGAGATATAACGCGAGATGTTAAATGTAGCTGGTCAAAAAAAACGCACCCCAAGACTTGGGAGCAGGCTTACAATATCGTGTACGAATGGCAGGGAAGATGCTATATGAATTTATTCGGCAGTAAATTTCACTTTGTTGACCATGTTCTTATTGACACTCCCGAACATTTGATTAAGTTTGAAGATGCTTCGCTGCATAAAATGTCAAATTTAACGCTTGAACAAAGACACACATCTATACGTTTTGAGTTCTCAAAAGAACTGGATGAATTAATCCCTTTAGCGGTTAAACTAGCTAGAACATACGCAAACGAGTATCTAAATCAAATAAATAATAACAATAAAAACTATTAAAAAAATGGAAATTAAAGGAAAAGTAGTGGCTATTATGCCAGAACAAGTCGTAAGCGAAAAGTTCAAAAAAAGGGAAATAGTAGTAGCAACAGGCGACACTTACCCACAGGAAATTGTAATGCAGTTAACGCAGGATAAATGTAGTTTGGCTGATAAATTAACTATTGGTGGTGCTGTTACGGCTCACATTAATCTGAAAGGTAAAAAATACACCAACAAAACAACGGGCGCTGATGCTTGGTTTAACTCTATTGAAATTTGGAAAATTGACATTGAGCCAGTAACCAGTTCAGTAACTTCGAACGAATTAGATTTTTAAGCAATGGAATTAGCAGTAGAAACAGCAACAGAGATAGTCAATGCCCTTCGTGGGCTTGGCTTAAAGTTCTATTCGCAAAGAGAGCTTTTCGATTTTATTAAAGTTCGATGCAAGATTGAGCGGCAAAATAAGCTAAACATACTTTATCTTGACAACGTAATTATAGCCAAATGGAAATCAAAATAGGTAAGATTGAAATAAAGGTGTTTTTAGCTTCATTCAAAGACGAAGAAGGAGTAAGGCATATTCCAGTACTTGGTTTACATTTTCATTCGTTACAGAGCTTCTTTTTTGTGTTTGCGACCGTGTGCGTGTCCTTTGCAATTCAGGAATGAATGACATGAGGGATTTAATCCAATACTTTAGGGAGCAGGTTAAGTTGGTGCAAACATCCCGACTTCAAATAATTGTCTGTCCAGTGTCGGAGTTGGAAAATATTCTCTACCTTCTTGAGAAGGGATATTGGGAGATAAAACTAGAGCTACTCCCGAACAACCTAATCAAAATAATTTTTTAAGCTGCCTTCGGGCGGCTTTTTTTTTGGTTAATGTGTACTAATTTTAATCAATGTGTACTAATGTGTACTAAAAAAGTACTGTGATAATCAGTTAATTAAGGCTTAAAATCGCTAAGTACACATTTATCCCCTATACTGTAATATACGTGATATATTTTGTGTGTGTGTAATTTCGTTTTTTTACACACACACATTTTTTACCGCTATATTTTTTTGAGATAAAAAAAAGTGTACTATTAGCCTTTTTTATAGCTAACTACTTGATTATCACAGTACAAAAAAAGTACACATTACAGTACATATTAGGGTAAATTCAGTACACATTTAAAATAAAGTGTACTTTAGGTTGATTTTAAAAATAATTGCTTAGATTTGTAGAAGCACAATAAAAGACATGAAACAAACACAACAATTTTAAAAATATTAGCTATTCATTAAGGGTAAAAAATTCCTCTGGTCTTTTTTTGTGCCTCCCTTATTGGATAGCTATTTATATCTTATTTATTATGAGAAAATTAATTATTCAAAATTTAAAAGAGTTTTTTTTTATTGGGTTTGATAATCAGTTTAATATTTTAGCTGAATTAGAATCTCAAATAAATGAAAAACAAGAAATACAGGACGTTGTTTTTATTGAATACAAAACTGATAAAGATTGTATTTTTAGATTAAAAAAAATTGAATATAAAGAAAGGGTAGAGGTGTTTACTTATGTTTATGAATCTACAATTTCTTAGATATGAACGTAAATTTTTTCACTCGAAAAGAATCGGTTTCGCCAGATTTAAGACCAAGGGATGCAATCTATTATTTGGATAGGATTCAAAGTGGCAAATTAAAAAAAGTAATTGAATCTTTAAGGGCTGAAATAGACCCAGAAAAAAAGAAGCAAATAAAAGGTAAATTATCAGGAGTTACTTTTTGTGGAACATTTCACACAAGGAAAAAAGACAGCCTAAAAAAAGGTTCTGGATTAGCTATATTAGATTTTGATAAATTAGAGAACTTATTAGAATATAAAGAGAATTTAAAACAAAACGAGTATATTTTTTCATGTTGGATTAGCCCTAGTGGGAATGGATTAAAGGCGCTAATAAAAATTCCTGTTGTAAATAATGATAGTGAATATAAAAATATTTATAAACAGTTAAAGGGTTTATTTCCTGATATTGACGATAGTGGTTCGGATATTAGTAGACTTTGTTTTGAAAGTTACGATTCTGATTTGTATCTAAATTTAGATTCAAAACAATTTATACCAGAATTACCAAGTGTTGATGTTGATGTTATTAATTTAGGAACTGTTACAAATATTCCTTTAATTGATAACGATGAAATAGCAAATAGGTTAATTAAATGGTTTACTGGTAAGTTTGATAAAGGCGCTAGAAATTCATCACTCTTTAAATTAGCAATTGGCTTTAATGATTTTGGAGTAAGTAGAGATATCGCAGAAAGGTATTGTCTAACATTTCAAGAAAAAGACTTTGGACAAACTGAAATATTAGCTTTAATAAATTCAGCTTATAAACACACTTCTAGTTTTGGAACTAAATTTTTTGAAGATAATCAAAAGTTAAAAAAACTTTCGAATTTAGCAATGACTGGAAAAGACAGCAAAGCTATTTATGAAGAGTTTAAGGAATACGATTTTGAAAAAATAACAGAAGAGTTAAAAATTCAAAGAAAAAAAATAAAACTTGATGAATTTTGGCACTATAATGAAGAGGGTGTGCTAAAGTTATGCCCACATCGTTTTAAGTTCTATTTAGAGCATAAAAACTTTTTTAAATACTATCCTTTAGAGAAATCAAAAACATTCACTTTTATAACAAAAGAAGAAAATTTTGTTGATGAGGTTACAGAGTTTCAAATAAAGGATTTTGTTTTAAACGAGTTATTAAGTAATAATAATTTATCTGAATTTGATTTAGTAGCATCCAACGCGCAGACTTTCAATCCTAAATTTCTGTCAATGATTGAAACAGCAAAGTTTAGCTTAGAACAAGACACACAAGAATACGCAATGTTGTATTTTCAAAATACAGCTTTACGGGTTTGGAAAGATAAAATTGAAGAAATAAGCTATAATGATTTGCAAGGTTTTGTTTGGAAAAAACAAGTGATTGAAAGAGATTTTAAAAAGACAGACCATCACGATTCTGAATATAGAACATTTCTTTGGTATTGTTCAGGAAAAGATAGGCAAAAATACGATTCCTTGCGTTCCGTAGTTGGTTATTTGTTGCACAGCCATAAGACTAGCGCCAACAATAAAGCAATAATTTTTAATGACGAAACTATAAGCGAAAATCCAAACGGTGGTTCTGGTAAGTCTATCTTTTGGAATGCTTTAGGACACTTAAAAAAAGTTAGCCCTATTGACGGAAAAACATTTGAATTTACAAAGTCATTCCCTTATCAGACAGTACCTAGTGATACTCAAATATTGGTATTTGATGATGTTAAAAAGAATTTCCAATTTGAAAATTTATTTAGCTTAATAACAGAGGGCATAACTTTAGAATATAAAGGACAAGACGCAATAAAACTACCTGTTCAGAAATCCCCTAAAATTGTAATAACAACAAATTATACAATAAAAGGTGTTGGGGGTTCTTTTGACCGTAGGAAGTTTGAAGTAGAAATGTCTAGCTATTTTAATGCAAATCATTCGCCTATTGATGAATTTGGACATATGTTATTTGATGATTGGAGCGATTCTGAATGGTCTTTGTTTGATAACTACATGATTAATTGCTTGCAAAGGTTTTTAAAAGACGGTTTAATTCCTTTTACATTCAAAAATCTTGAAAATCGAAAGTTAATAAATGAAACCGCTTTAGAGTTCTTAGAGTGGATACAAGAAAAGAACTTTAAAAAAGGGGAAAGGTATTCTAAATCGATTTTGTTTGAAGATTTTGTAAACGAAAACAAAGATTTTAAAGTATGGTTAAAACAAAAAAGGTTTACACAATGGATTGCTAGATATTGCGAATACAATAATATACCTTTTTCAGAGGGTAATACAAACGGGATGCGATGGTTTTGTTTAGGAGAGTTTGATCTAGATAATGTTTTACCTTTTTAACAATGAACGAGCTTAGACCATACCAAACCGAAACAGCTAACAAGTGCTTAGAGGTACTAAAGCGGCTAAACTTTGTTTATTTGCAAGGCGCAGTAAGAACAGGAAAGACGCTAATAGCTTTAAAGGTTGCTGAAATGTACGGAGCTAAAAAAGTTTTATTCCTAACTAAAAAGAATGCTATTTCTTCCATTGAATCAGATTACATCAACTTTGATTTTAAGTACAAATTAACAATTGTAAATGATGAATCAATGCGCAAGCTAGGTAATGATTATGATTTAGTACTACACGACGAACACCATCGCTTCGGTGCTTTCCCAAAGGCAGGACAACAAACTAAACTATTCAAACAAATGTTTAGTCATTTACCAATAATAGCTGTCTCAGGAACACCACACCCTGAAAGTTACTCACAAATATTTCACCAATTTTGGGTAAGCAAATTCACCCCTTTTAAACATTCAAACTTCTACAAATGGGCGAAGGAGTTTGTGAATGTAAAGCAAAGGCATTTAGGGTATGGGGTAATAAACGACTATTCAGACGCTAAAATTGAGCTAATAAAACTAATCATTGAGCCTTATATCGTTAGGCTTTCACAGGAGCAAGCAGGCTTTAAAAATAAAATCAAGGAGCATTTTATTCCTGTAAAGATGAAAGCGGTTACTCACCAGATATGCAGCCAGTTGATAAAAGATAAAATATTTGAAGGTAAGACAGCGACAATAGTAGCCGACACAGGAGCAAAGCTACAAAGCAAGCTGCACCAAGTATTTAGTGGCACAATAAAGCTGGATGAAGGTAATAGCTGTATAGTTGACAACTCAAAGGCAATAGCTATAAAACGAATGTTTGAAGGAAAAAAAATAGCCATATTTTATAAGTTCATAGCCGAAAAAGAGATGTTAATTGATGCGTTTGGCGGCTTGGTAACGGATAACTTAGAGGAATTTAACACCAGTGATAAAAGCATAATTGGACAAATCCAGTCAATAAGAGAGGGTGTCAACCTTTCTAAAGCAGAGGCGATAGTGTTTTTAAACATTGATTTTAGCGCATTAAGCTACTGGCAGGGAAGGGATAGAATGACAACAATAGAAAGGGAGGTGTCGGATATTTATTGGATATTTTCAGAAGGTGGAATAGAGAGTAAAATATATAAAGCTGTTACAGCAAAAAAGAACTACACAACCTCTGTTTTCTTAAAAGATTATGGCGTCAAAGCAACAAACAAAGCTAATAAACAAGCTAAAAGCTAAAGCTTGGAAGGTCTTAAATGTAATTAGACTGGGCGAAAATGGCTATCCCGATTTACTTTGCTTAAAGCAAGGAGAGGTTATTTGGGTGGAAAGTAAAGAGAAGCAAGACACGTTAAGCCCTTTGCAAGCGTTAAGAATTAAGGAGTTAAGGAGTGAAGGCTTTAAAGTATTTATTGAAAAAGATGGCGAATTTTCAGAACTTGAGAAGTATTTGTCTAATAACTAAGTTTCTTTTGTTTATAATTAGAAAACTGTTTGTATATTTGATTAACCTTTTTAAAACAACGATTATGACGCACAATGAATTAAGAGCTAAACTTCTTGAGCTTTACCCAGACAGCGACAACTCAGAATTAAAACTAAAGAACACCGAACTTAGACTTCGAAATTTGAGCTATCGCTACTCCCTTAGGCAATTAACGAGGTAAAACGAACGTACAAATGAAAGCACAAATCTACCAGCATTTTATCCCTCATTTAGAGGTGTACTTTACCCACGAGGGGAAAAAATATTCCTTTCACGGAACAGAGTTAGTCGCTGGAGGGGCTTTGCACACCATTAAAAATACAAAAACAGGCAATGTTAAATCAGTACCTCACAGCGTTCTTGATAGAATTGTTGATTTTGAAACGAAGCCTCTTTTAACAAAATGAAGCCAATCCTACTCCTTTACTTCACCATTAGACCACTCTTTTTCGGGGGCGTACCAATTCAGGAAATTAAGCCTAAACTAACACTTTCCAATTACCTTAAAGCAAGCTGCGGAATACCATTAAGCGTTGACTGGAAGGAAGCTAGGAGGTTGATTAAATACAGTGATAAGATAAAAGCAAGAATTAAATATTTAGATAAAACAAGATGAAAACAAGATTCGTAATTACAAACACACCAACAAAATTTCCCCTTCAAAGTACTATTCTTTATACTTTTTTACTACATTATTTTGAAGCAAATTTATTATTATGGGGAGTGTTTATCAGTATTTATTTTTTTTATTGGGCGGCTGTAATTAAACTAAAATTACACGAAAAACAAATTGATTTAAAACTAGATGAAAATAACCAAATGAAAACAGTAAACAAATGTGAAAATTGTCTTAAATCTTCTTGGGTAGAAAAATTAAAAAACAGTCAAAATGAACACTAAAAAAATAAACGATATTATCTACTCTCACTTGGGGTTTAACATCAATCCACAACTAGCCCGAAAGGTACGAAACATCATTACCGATTATCACTTCTTCGCATTTGAGCCTACTGAGGTAAGCCAGCAAAGGGAAGTAAAAAAAGTAACCCCCGAAAATATTTTAAACGCAATTGACAAAGTTCTAGACGTAAACCTAGACCAAATCAAATCACAAACTAGGAAAAGCAGAATAGTACTAGCTCGGCAATTCTTTTGCTACCTTGTCCGTGAGCGGTGCAATTACGGGCTTGTTGATGTGGGCGCAATGATTAACCGAGACCATTCAACGGTCCTTCATTCGGTTAATGTAATTGCAACAATGCTGGACAACAACAAGTTTTACCAGTTCTATTTTAATGAGGTTCTAAAAAATATTTAGTAAATTTGGGGTTATGGCTTATGACAAAAAAAAGATATTTCAGCAAGCGAAAGAAGCAATAATAAAACACAAACTATATTTTATTGAAGATATAGTAGCGTTCTTACCTATTGCTAAAAAGACTTATTACGAATACTTTCCTTTAGAGAGTGACGAAAGTAACGAGTTAAGAGAAATGTTAGAAATAAACAAAATACAAACAAAATCTAGTATTAGAACTAAGCTACATAATAGCGACAAAGCAGCAGAATTATTAGCACTTTATAGATTACTTGCAACACCAGAGGAACACCAAAGACTTAACCAATCTTACATCGACCACACCACAAAAGGAAAAGAAATAAATATGCCAATAAGCAACTGGGCAGATGGTAACGTTAATCCCGAAATTTAAACCGCTTTACACCTCAATAAGCCGTTACTTTGTTTGCACTGGGGGAAGGGGTTCGGCTAAGTCCTTTCACGTTTGCGACTTTCTGTTGAAGCTAACATACGAAAAAGGGCATATTATCCTTTTCTCACGTTACACAATGGTTTCGGCTCATATATCAATTATTCCTGAGTTTACCGAAAAAATACAGCTTTACGGTTTAGAGAATGTGTTTGAAGTTACTAAGAATGAAATTGTAAATAAACTAACTGGCTCAAAGATAATATTCAAAGGAATAAAAACTAGCTCAGGCAACCAAACCGCCGCTTTAAAGTCTATATCTGGAATAACTACTTTTGTGCTTGATGAAGCTGAGGAGGTAACGGATGAGAAGGATTTTGACACAATAGACGAAAGTATTAGGAAGAAAGGCAGCCAAAACAGAGTAATACTAATCCTTAACCCAACCACAAAAGAGCATTGGATTTACAAGCGGTTCTTTGAGCAGAATGGAGTAAATGGGGGAGACAATTGCACTAAAACAAATGTTACATACATTCACACAACTTACCTAGATAACATCAACAACCTTTCTAACTCTATTATTGAAAAGTTTGAAATACTAAAAACACAAAACCCTGAGAAATACAAGCACCGTGTTTTAGGTGGATGGCTTAACAAAGCAGAAGGTGTCGTGTTTACGAATTGGAAAGTGGGCGACTTTGTTAATTGTGGGCAAATTATTTTCGGACAAGATTATGGTTATTACCCAGACCCGACTACGCTTGTTTGTGCCTCTATTGATAGTAAAAGGAAGGTTATTTATGTGAAGGAAATGTTTTGTGAAACAGGGTTAAGCACCGAACAAATAGCAAGCAGAAATAAGCAATTGACAAACGGAGGGTTAATTGTTGGGGATTGTGCCGAGCCTAGACTAATTAACGATTTGCGACTTAGAGGGATAAACATAATTCCATGTCAAAAGGGCGCTGGAAGTATTATGGCTGGCATTAATTTGTTGCTTGAATATCAGTTAATAATCGACCCTAATTCAACAAATATTATCAAAGAGTTAAACAATTATTGTTACTCAGATAAAGGCAGAAGCCTTGTTATTGATGACTATAATCATAATTTAGATAGTTTACGTTATTGCGTTTACCATCAATTAAAGCGACCAAATAAATTAGGTTTAAAACAAATAAATTAGGTTTAAAACAAATAAATTAGTATTATTGTATTTATAATTATAACAGTTTGAAGTATGAGTTTAGCAAAAAAATTATGTGACGAATTAAGAAAGCCTTCTTTTAGAACAGAAAAAGAGCTGTACCCTATGCCTAAAGACGAAATAATGAAAGACGAAAATCTTTCTATTTTATTTGTTGATTATAAAATAATGAGCGAAGAGCTAGGAAAAGAAATAAAATACGACATAAGCGTAAATGATTTAATTTCTGAGTGCCAAATTTTGCATAAAGATTTTTCTAAAATAGACTTTCTTACTAAAGATGTTTTTAAAGCTGCATCGAAGAGTTTTTCAAATAAACTAAACAACTTATAAATTTTATTTATATTTGGTTTTAATTATCAACTTTAAAACTAAATAAAATGAGTTTATCTTCTTGTAATTGCCCGTTGCCAGCCGCAATAGGTAATATAACACCAAACACTTGTCCTGAGAATTTCGGACAAATTCAAAAAGTAATTTTCCAAAGAAAAGGATTCATCTTTGATGGAACTGCTGGAAAAGACATCACATTGTTAGCCGATTGGCAAGCTTTGTTAGTTGAAACCGACGACACGAAAGTACAAGTTTCACCATTTGTTCACAACCCGATTATAACTGCTGGTGAAGCTATCACTAACGGAGGGGGCGACAATTCAACTTTAAACGGTGAGAGCGAACTGGTAGGCGTTAATCCTTCTGTGTTTACTGCTGAGTTTAGAAGTTTGAACAGTGCTACTATTGCACAACTTCAAGCATTAAATTGCGAAAGTGCTTTAGGTGTTTATTTCGTGACGAAAGACCAAAAGATTATTGCTAAGAAGTCAGGTACTGTTGATTACACTACTTTCGACATCTCTAGCTTATTTGTTGGGGACAAAACAAATAGCGGTTTTGCTACTAAAGATATGAACGCTTTTAGCTTTAATATTGCTGCTTGTTGGTCTGCTGAGTACTTAATTGCTACTCCTGCTTTCAATCCATTAACTGAAATCTAATAAATGAAAGTTACTTTAAAAGTAAAAGGGAAAGAGGCAACCCGTGAGTTTGAAAAGGCTCACGCGGTTGCTCTTTTAACCCTTAAAAATTCGCAGTGGGAAATCGACACTAATTCAACATTTGAATTTATAGACAATGAGCTTAGAAGAAAGCAAAATCAGGAAGTTAATACAGGAACAACCGAAGAAGGAATTTCTAAAAGAAGCAAGAAGTCACGAAAATAGGCTGGTCCTCCATACGGAGGCTTGTGTTAATTACACTAATCCTAATCCTGCTTTAACAGAATATAAGACCTCAATTAAGGCTTTATTGCCTAAGGATAAATTCAAAAGGTTCGAACAATTATTAAAAAATCCAGTTGCTACTATTCCAATCACTAGCGATATCTTTAGCGAACTTGCAAGGATATTTGATGGGCAAAATGCGTTTTTTAACTATGAGTTTAAAACACTTGACTTACAAGAAGATTTTAACTTATATTTAAAAAAAGAACTAAACGACCGTAATTTCTTCAAGAATCAAGGATTTGAGCAGTTAAAGAGTGGTATCAACTCAATCTTAGTGGTTGACTTACCTAGCGAGCCTGAGAGTGGAAGACCTGAGCCGTTTTATTACTTCGTGCCTATTGAGAATGTTATTGACGTTGATACTTACAGCGATGGGCAAATCAAACACATTATCTTTAAGCTATCAGAGAATAAAATAGGGGCTTACTGTGATGACTTTTACAGAGTTTATTCTAAAGAAAATGACACTATTACACTACTATCTGAAAGTGCACACGGCTTAGATTATTGTCCAGCTTCTTTCTTTTGGGATGACAATTTATATAAAGGCGATAACATCAATAAGCGGTCGCCAATTACCAACGTATTATCTTTACTTGATAGGTACTTGAGCTTTGACACGTTTAAAGAACACGCAGACCTTTACAGTGCCTTCCCTATTGTGGTTTCAATGGAGAAGCTCTGCAACTTTGAAGGATGCCAAGAAGGGGTAATAACCAAACAAGAAAGGAAGTATTTTAACGATGTTGATTACGACATCATTAACATTCCTACTAAATGCCCAGCTTGTGAAGGAAGGGAGCTTGTAGGAGCTGGAACAAACTTTGAATATCCAGCAAGACAAAGCAACGAAGACCCAGACTTAAGCAAACCAGTTGAGATAATTTCTGCAAACGTTACTCCGCTTGAGTACTTAACCGAAAAGCTCAAAACTATTGAGGCTCAAATCAAATCACAAGTAATAGGAACGAGCAGTAAAACCTTAGACACGGAGGCTATTAATGAGCTGCAAGTTGTTGGAAGTTTTGAGAGCAGAAGGAACGTTCTAATTAACATAAAAGAGCGATTTGAGCGAATACATAAATGGGCAAATGATACGGTTGCATTTCTACGTTATGGTGATAGCTTTGTAGGCTCTACTGTTTTCTATGGTGATGAATTTTATTTAAAGAGTTTAAGCGACCTTCAAAAAGAGTACAAAGAAGCAAAAGAGAGCGGAGAGCCTGAAGATGAGATTGATGCTATTTATAGACAAATAATTCAAACTAAATACAAAGGGAATAGTGATAAAATAAAGAGAGCAGTTATACTTCTTAACCTTAACCCATTGCCGCACATGAAATTAGAGGAAGCTAAAACAATGCTTGACAATGGTACGATAAGCACTGAGGACTATATTATCAAAGCTCGATTTGCTGCCTTTATTGCTCGATTTGAAAGGGAAAATACCAATGTAATTTACTTTGGAGATGACTTAGAGTTTTCAACTAAAATAGATAAAATCAATAACCAATTAAAACTTTATTCAAATGAAAGTAGAGAAAATCAAAGCAAATAACTACGATGTAGTTTACAAGCAAGTTCCGAGTGATTACGGAGTAACCGTGCCTAGTGAAATTGACGCAAATTGTACAGATATGTACCATTGCTTATTTATTAGAAGAACTCACAGACCAGCACAAGAGGACTATTTAACAGCGGCTTACGTTAAGCAATTCCAGCCAGACGCTTGGGAAAGAAAAGGAGGTGTAAAAGATAACTTAGCTTTGTTGGGCTACACAAAGGTCTATGTTTTGCACGACCCAAAGAAGCCAGTAGCTAAAGCAAAGAAAATAGAAGAGTAAACAATTAATCAATTTAATCTATAACAAGGGTAATTATGGAAAATTTAACAGTAGATGTTATCGCACAAGCGTTTAACGAAAATCAAGAATTAAGAGGTCAAATTCTTGAAACAATCGCACAATCGGAACACGGAAAGCAGTATCTTGACAATTACGCAAACCTTCAATTTGAACAAAAGGTAGGCTCAAAAATCGGTGAGCTTCACGGGGAATATGATAAGAATTTTGAGAGCGTTTTGGGTATTAAGCGCCCACAGGGTGAGAAGTCTTACAACTTCTGGACAAGTCAAGTAAAGAGTTTAAAAGAAAAAGCAAGCGCAGCGGACGAAGATTTTATCAATCAAATCAAAAAAGAGAATGAAGAGTTGAAAAGTAAGATTGAAAATAATGAGCAAGCAAAGTATTTTAAAGACCTTTACGAAAGCACTAAAAAGACTTATTCAGAGCAGATACAAGAAAAAGAGCAACTTTTAACACAATTTCAAGAAAAGCAAAAGCGGTTCTCAATTGAGAGCGAGTTAAACAAATCGCTGGCTAAATTTACTATTAATGAGGCCCTGCCAGAAGATGTAAGAAGTACTTACATTAACACGGTTTACGCGTCGTTGTTAAACGAAGCTAAAATTCTTGAAGATGGCAGCATTGCTTTCTATGCTAATGGTGAGTTGATTACCAACAAAAAAACAATGTCGAAGGCAACCGCAGAGGAAATACTAAGCGAGAGGTTGAAGTCTATATTAGTTGATAAGACTAATGCCGCTGGTGGTGGTGGTGCAGACCCCGCACAAAGGAAACCTGCAAACGTTGCTTTAAGCGCTGCAAAGAATAAGGTAGAGTTGAACAGGTTGATTGAAGACACATTGATGAAAGAAGGTGTTGCGAAAAATTCAACAGAGTTCGTAAAGAAAGCAGACGAATTAATGTCGGAATATGGAAAAAATTTACCATTAAGGTAATTATAAATATTTTTTATTACTTTAGTGTTTAAATAGATTTTCTTGAAGGGTAGAGAAAATCAAAATCAACAACAATTATTAACAAACTAAAATTTTAAATTTATGGCTGGTTTAGCTAACACTTTAACGCAAGCATTGCGTACCGCCTACCCTTCGAACTATGATAAATACGAAGATAGGCTTTCGGAACATGGCGCATTAGCCTTATTCAAATTAGATACAATTGCACCTAATGCAGTTATTACTCCAGATGTTATCGAGATGAGTAAGATGTCAATGGGTAACACATTGCAGATTCCTGTAATTGATGGCGATGATGTTACTATCGGTAACGTTAGAAGCTGTACAATTGCAGATTACGAAAACACTTCGCAATTGTACACAGTTACATTTGCTACTTATGCTTTCGGATTTACAATGGTTCCAGCGTCTTACCAAAACAATGATATCAAGTACCAAGCTGATTACAACAGAAAATTATTGAAGTATTTGAAGAAATTTGCTTCAACTTTAGATTCCGCAGCAATTGCAAAATTAGAAGCTGACAAGACTGCGATTATGAACTCTCCGTTTATCGGGGCTGGTCAGAAGTACGGAGCATTAGTTGGTGATGCAATCCAAGTAACTAACGCTCAGAAGGGTTTAATCTTTAATGATTTAACGGCTATCTTAGGTGAAGATGACTTCTACGGCAGGTACAACGTTTTGGGCTCGCAAACTTTACGGTCAATTGTTGGCGAGTACGCTAATCAAGGGGCTGCAAACGCTACTAATACTCAATTCCAATTTGGCGAGTACGACTTCGGTTATTCAAACAGAGTAACAGTTGGGGCTGGTAAAGCTGCTACTTTCTACGCTGTGCCGAAAGGAACTTTAGCTGTATTGAACAGAAACGAACCAGATGCAATTTTAGGTTCTATGATTAACAGCGAGAACTATTGGGAAGAGGTACAAGTGCCAATCGTTGATTTAACAATGGGCGTTAGATACTTTAAAGAGTGTGCTAATAACTCTACTATCAATGGTGGTTCAGGTGCTGCACATTTAACAGGTTCTATGAAGGAAACTTTTATCTGGTCAACAGATGTGGCTTTCATTACAGCTTACAATAGCGACCCTGTTACATTGCCTTCTGCAATCTTTAAAGCTGAAATTTCTGCTTCTTAAGGGTTAAAATAAATAAAGAAAAGAGAGAGGGTGTGTTAATTTACACCCTCTTTTTTTTAACTTTGAAAAAAAATAATATGTTCGATATTAACAAAATAAAGGCTGGGTTTGCAAAAATAAACGGCTGGAGAAATTCAAGCGACTTAGACGTGCCACAGATAACAAACCCAGATTTATTAACTAGTGAAAGTGGATTATACTATAATGACTTTCACCCGTTAATAGACATGGAGGCAATTTCAAACAGCATTCCTGAAACAAAGGACTTAGAGGAATACCTAGAAGAGAGGGTTGCTTCTGGGGTTGTGAAAGTGTTTCAAAAGTTTGCGATGTGGAAAAAGGAGATGAACAGCACAAAGACTATCCTTAATTCAAGTGCGATGTTTGATGGCGTTGCGAGATTTTCACAAACGATAGTTAATGAGGGTAAATTTGTAGGCTTTAAAATCCAGTTGAAGAACAGCTACGGAGTTAGCGCAAAAGTTGATAGGCTAGGACTTCAATTCACTTCACCACAAACGAACCTACCTGTTTATGTCTTTCACAGCTCACAGCTTGACTATGTGCAACGAATACTTGTAACAACAACAAAGGCTAGTTCAATGGAATGGGTTACGTTAAGCGAACCGATAGACTTTAGTTATTATGGGGATAATGATACAGGGGGGTACTACTACATTGGCTACTATCAAGATGACATTTTAGGAACAGCGCTTAAAAAAGATTTTCACTTTGTTAACTTTTGCGCTGGGTGTCAAGGTAGGGAGGCAATCAAGATTTGGAACACTAGGTTAAACTTTATGCAAGTAGTGCCGTTTTATGTTTCGGCTTCAAACCACACTTTTCAAGAAATGTGGGATTATTACGACGACACCGAAACTCCCGATATTAATTACGGTTTAAACATTGCAACTACTATTCAATGTGATTTGTCTGACTACTTTATAGAGAATAGAGTAACATTCTCAGAGGCAATCGGTATGCAAATCGCGGTTGATGTTTTAAATGACATGAAGCATAGCAATAGAGCGAATAGGATAGTAGAGGTTAATAGGAACATGATTATAAGAGATTTAGAGGGCGATAAAGAAACAAACGAGCGAGGACTAGCTTTAAGGCTAGAAGATGCTTTAAAGGCGCTAGATTTTGATTTCAGCAAGATTGATTCACCTTGTTTGCCTTCTAATAAAAAGTATGGTGTAAGCATTAAAAGTGTATAATATGAAAACGATTGAGTTAGATATCTTTGTTTACGAAAAAAACGATGAAATTTTAAAAGAACTAGGTGTAGATGTTGACGATTTAGATTCGACAAAATGGGTGACAAGAAAACAAAAATTTTATAACATTGATTCAATTTCAGAATTCATTTCGGATGACAACAAAGAGTACTCTTCTGTTTTTTCTGGTGGGTTTTCTTTTGTTTGCAATTTGACTTATAAACAACTAGATAAGAAAATAAATGATAATCTTTAAGAAGTTAAAAAGCAATTTAGAGTACCTTAAACAAGGTGGGTTAAATGCTATTATTCAAGATGAGGTTATTAATGAAGCTGGTTTTGTAATGGATTTAAACCGAGATAAGCAGCTTTACGATAAAGGAATAAAGAGCGATGGTAATAAGCTACCTAGTTATACTAGATACACCAAGTCTATTAAGAAGCAAAAAGGGCAGCCATACGATAGAATGACTTTAAGAGATACCGAAAGTTTTCAAAACAAGTTTTATCTAAAGATTGACAATAGCAAGTTTACTATTGATAGCACGGATAAAAAAAGGAATAAATTAGTAGAACGTTTTACTGGTTTCATATTTGGTTTAACCCCCGAGAACAAAAACATTTTAGCTCACAAGATAGCACCTAACATTATTAAAAAAATTAAATTTAGACTTTAAATGGCTTACCAAAATCCAAGTGTTCCAATTCCTCCAAACCCTGTGTTTTTAGACAAAGCACTGGGCGAGTTGCAACAAGTATTAAGCACAAATGTAGGTTGGTTAAGTTATGTCTTTGGGCGGTCCTATACTAAAGTAGAAATGCGGTCTGGTTATGAGTTAAGAGTGCCAATGGTTTATAAAGGTAGTGCTGAGTATTTACCTGTTCAGTTCAATGACAATTTGCAAGCGCAAAGTTTCTTTGAGGTGGGTGATGAAGTGTTGGAGGGAGACTATGACCAGTTTATTTTGAACTTTTATAAAATAAACGTGGGGCTAATCGTTTGGGCGAACTTAAAAAAGATTGACAGCGCAAAGGGCAATAATTATTACTTTGCCGAGCAGTTAAAGCAGGACGTTAGGCACGCTTTAAGAGATGCGCATTTGCTTTACAGCGATTTAACGATAACTAGAGTTGAGGAGAATGTCGATAGTGTTTTTTCAAAATACAACTTCGAGCAAGTAGAAAAGCAGTACTTTAGTTATCCTTATGCGGGCTTTCGTTTTAACTTTGATTTAGTAATATCTGAGGAATGTATTTAATAGAAAAATCGTTAGTTGTGGCCGCTTTCATGGCTTTTGTCTTAACCGTTAGCGAAAAGACTGGCTTTCGTGTTTGGCTTTTCCAACGAATAAAAAATGATACGATTGCAAAGCTCATAGACTGCGACTTTTGTTTGACCTTTCATTTTGCTTGCATAGTTCCTTTGGCGCTGCAAGACATTGGCTTATTATTACTTCCTGTTTGCGCTGCTACTTTTGTTAAATTTTTAAGATGAAAGACTTAGTTTTTTATAGTGATATTTCCGAGATGCCGTTCATGCGGTTTAATGCTTTTAATAAGTATGTGATGCTTGACAGCGAGCTAGGGAGTACCATTGAGGCTTTTGATAAGATAGTGATAAGGATAAGTGAGTTTATGAATAAAGAGATGTACGAAGATGCTAGGCAGGAGGTGCTTAATATGAGAATTGTTTACCACAATGTTTTAACAATGAACGAGAGTAAAGGACTTGCGTTTGCTTCATTGATTAAGACATACAAAGGTCAGCCAGTTGATTACAATGAGGAAAATTTACGGGCGCTGCTCAAGGGATTGAGCGATAAAGGATTGACAATAAAGGACGTTTCTGATAAAATATCGGAAACCAAAAAAAAAATAGACTTTGAGCTAAAGATATACTTTCCATCCTTGTTTGATGATTCACAGGATTTTCAAAGTAGGTTATACAGAAAGGAACGGTTACTAGCAATGTGTGACATTATGCTAGGGGACGAAAGCAAGGTAAAGAAGTTATTTGAAATTGAAAGGGAATTGTTAGGCTTGTTTAAGCCTAAGAATTTCGGACATCAAGAAAACTACGAGGTAGAATTTGAGAAGAACTTTCAAATACTTTGCCATTCTTTAAATTCACACACAAACGAAAATATTAAAAACATGAGCGTTCTTGAGGCTTATAGCTTAATGGAAATGCTTAAAAAACAACAACAAAAAAATGGCAGAAAATCCGATTAAATACAGCGACCTTTTTCAAGATGACGGGGCTATTGATAAGCTTATTTCTAAGCTTGGTGAATTAGAAGGAGTTTATAAAAAGTTAAATAACACCATACAAAAGCAGATTAAGGAAACTAAAACTGAGGCTGCGGGAGTTGATATTGTAGACGAGGAAAGCATTAAGCGTATAACAGAACTTGAAAACAAACTAGCTATATTAACAAAGCAATACGATAAGCTAAGAAAATCTGAGGACGAATATCAAAAGACTAAAAAAGAAACAAAGGATATTTTAACTGAGGAGGAAAAGCTACAAAAGAAAAGAAATGCTTTGCTTCAAGAAGATGCTGTAAAATTAGAGGCTTTAAAGCTAGAAATTACAGAGATAACCAAAGCGAATAAAAAACAAGCAAAAGAGGCTTTAGGTTTAGTTGGCGCTTATGATAAATTAAGCGGTGAGTTAAACGATTTAAGAAAAGCCTATAAAAATTTAGCAGCCGAAGGACAAGCGAACAGCGAGGAAGCTGAAAAGCTTTTATTTTCTATCACTAAACTAGACACTGAGCTAAAAGAAATTGATGCAACAGTAGGGCAAACACAGCGCTCGGTAGGTAATTATAAAGAAGCTGTAAAGGAGGCTTTGGAAGAAACTGACCTTTGGGGCGAAGGTCTTACGGGAATGATTGATAAAAGCGGTGTTCTTGGGGGTGTTTTGCAAAAGCTACAATTAATATTAGGCTTACTTAAAAAGCAACAACAAGCAAATACAGCGGCTTCACAAGTAAACACAGTTGCAACGGAAGCAAACGCAACCGCAACTTCACAAGCTGCAACAACACAAAACTTATTTGCACGGGCACAATTAGGAGCAGCAAGGGCTAGCAGGGTTCTAGGCAAAGCATTGAAAGCAAGTGGGATAGGGCTTGTTATTGCTGCATTAGCTGGATTGGTGGCAATGCTAACAAAAACACAGGCGGGAGTAGATAACGTAGCCGTTGGTATTGAAGGAATAAAACAGGTGTTAGAAGTCTTAATAGGCAGGTTTGCAAAGTTTGGCAGCTCTATACTTAGTTTGTTTAAAGGTATAGGACAAGGCGCTAAAGGGATTGCGCTTGCTTTAACTGGCAGCTTTTCCGATGCGGGTAAGGCTTTTGATGAAGCAGGTAAATCTTTTGCCGCTTCTTGGGATAATGCAAAAGCTAGTGTAACGGGGTTAAAAGATGAAGTTTCAGCAGCTATTGAAGTTGCTAAGGAAATTGCAGCTTTTGAAAAAGAGAGAAGGAAAAATGCTATTTTATTAAAAAAACAAATTGCAGAATTAAATGCAGAAGCTGAAAAGGGTGAGGAAATTGAAGGCGACAATACAAAGAGCTTTGAGGAAAGAAAGCAAGCTATTTTAAGCGCTGCAAAAGCACAAAAAGAAGCCAGTAAATTATCTGTTCAACTTATTGAAGATGAAATAAAAGCACTTGAATTAAGAGCAGAAACAGCAAGAAGGGCTGGAACTTTTGAAGCAAATATAGAGGCACAAGAAGAAATAGCAGAAAAGCAAGTTGAATTAATTGAGGCACAAACAGAGGCTACCGTTAAAGGATTGGCTTTAAGAAGGATTGCAAACCAATTAGAACAAGATTTAATAGAGAAAAACCTAGATATTTTAATTGATGGGTTTGATAATCAAAAGACCATTAATGAGCAATTGATTGCAGACGAAAAAAGGAGTTTTGAGGAAAGAAAAAGAATACTCGAAGAAACTAAAGCACTTCAAACAATTTCTTTAAATGAGGAGATAAAAGAAATTGAAAAGAAGGCTAAAAAACAAATTGATATTCAGGACTTAATAGCTACCTCAGATGCCAAACTATTAAATGATAAAATTAGAGGCTTAGGTCTTTCTGAAATACTTGAAGGTAGGTTATTGGAGGTTATTCGGGATAATAGAACGGCAACTAATGATTTAAAAACAGCGGACAAAGATTTAAACGAAAGCCGCATATCTTTCTTAAACCAAGTAATCGAAAAAACAAAACAGCTACAAGTTCAAAACGAAGGTAATGTAACAGCTCAAAGAGAGCTTGAAGAAAATTACAGGTACGAAAAAGAAATAGAAGAACTAGAGTTGCAAATTAAAGTAGCCGAAAATGATTTAGAACTAACAACGGCTTTACTAGATAAAAAAGCACAATTAGAGATTGAGCATAACAGAAAGTTAGCAGACAACAAGATTACAACTTTACAGGAAACAAACCAAATTGAAGAAAAACAGCTAGAAATAAAGCTTTTAAAAGAGGGTGAAAAAGAAAAGGAAATAACAGAACAGTTAAGGGATTTTAAAATAAAGGCTTTAGAGGAGGAAATAAAAACAAAGCAAGATTTACAAAGAGATGCTTTAAACGAGGAGCTAGAACTTGCGAGGCTTAAATCTGAAAAGGAAAGAGAGATTACAGCTAAAAGGTTAAAAGACCAACAAGAACTAACAGACTTAGTCGCTAATGCTTCATTTGATGCTTTTAAGGAAAGAATAGATAAAGAAAATGCTTTGTTAGATGACCAAACCCAAAAGCAAGAAGATAAAGTAACGTTACAGCAACAAAGAGCCGCAGAAGGTTTAGAGAACACTTTAGCATTTGAGGAGGCTGAATTAGCTAAATTAGAGCAAAAGAAATTACAGCAAGAACGCAGGGCAATACGTTTAGAGAAGGTTAAAGCGCTTTATTCAGCCTACTCCGCTGCGGCTAGTGCTGGGGATAATAACGCAATTGTAAAAGTGATTCGGGATTTTGCTTTGATACAAGGGATTGAAAATAGCTTGTCTAGTTTTGGTGAGGGAACGGGCGAACATGGGACAGTAGCAGAGGCATTAAGCTCTAAACGTTCAGGCTCAAAAGGCGGCAACTCAATCTATGGTGGGCTTATTAGGGGTGAAAGCCATAAACGTAGAGGTTTTGGCGTGCCTATCCTTGTTGAAGGTGGCGAGGGTATTTTAAGTGTTAATCAGATGAAGGCGTTCGGAGTGGACAACTTCCAACAATTAACAAAGAGCTTGGATAGTGGTATAGTTGGAACGAATGTTTTTAGCGGGCAAATTGGACAAGTGCCAGTGCTTAACACTGTAAACATTGATTTAAGCAGTTTGAAAAAAGAGCTAAGAAGTGTGAAACAAGCAATTGAGAGTAAGCCAGTGCAACAAGTAAACGTAGAGCAATTAAGTAAGTCTTATACCGACTTTGTTGATACTAGAATAGAAGGCAATAGGAAAGTAATTAGTAGATTTAGAGTAAATAAAAAACGCATTTAAAATGGCAATTCAGTTAGATTTTACTATTAACGGAAGGCAGGGAGGTACGCCAAGAAATGCGGGTGAAATAAAGCTCATTTCCAACTGGAATGAGAGTAACTTGGAGGACAAAAGCGAAGCTGAGGTATCAACTAACGTGCTGCAATTCGCCCTTGAAGATGCAAATGAAATTAACAGTCACGTTTCAGGCGGTCTAACTGGGGGTGGTGGTATATTTGAGGGGCTGCCTTATGCAATCACAGCTAACAATCTAATTACGGGTGTTAAAACAACTATCCTAGATGGGTATATTGACTTGACTGAAAACGCAAACTTTATAAGCTGCGATGAGGTGGAGGCGGTTATTAAGAAGCGTAAGAACTTAGACTGGTTCTCAGAGCAAGCCGATAGTTTTTCATTTGCTTATTTGGCTAGTTTACCAGTTGGAACGGTAGGAAGGATAAATGAAAGCGATTACATTGCAGTGCCTTATGTGCTAAACTTTCGCCCAGATGGATTTGTGGTGGTAATGATTTCAACGAACCTGTTTTTATTGGGCAAAGAAATTTACCAAACAATAAGGGAAATAATTAAAACGGTTGCAGATTTTGTAGAGGCAATACCGTTTGACTTAGCGGATTTAGCAGCTGCGATATTAAAAGTACTTGGACTACTGATATACTTAGCCATTTTGATAAAGTTGTTTTATGATTTAGTGGTGCAAATGATTGAGGAATTTATGCCTCCTGTTAGACGCTATAAAGGAATGACATTCAAAACAATGTTTATTCGTGGTTGCGAGTACTTAGGATTGGACTTTCAAAGTACAATATTTGCAGAACAAAAGTGGGCAGAACTTATTTATATGCCCACAAAATCGGTAAAAGGTAAGATTGGTGGTGGTGTGTTTAAGTCGCCTATTGAGAATGGACATCCGAATACAAATAGTGCCATTTATAACTTTGGCGACTTCCTTCGGGTAATGAAGCAAATGTTTAACGCTCAAATAAAAATTGAAGGTAAAACATTGCGGTTTGAACGTCGGGACCACTGGGATAGTACTTCTACTTGGGTATTGCCACGAGTTGAAACCGACCAACAAAGGAGGCTTTCAATTTTCAAATATAACACGGGGGAGCTAAATTCAAATTACATTATTAGTTTTTCAGTCGACCCTGTGGACGAAAACACGCTTGAAACATTTAAGGGCACTAATTTTCAAGCAGTAACAACACCAGTTATTGTCGGAAATAAAGATTTTGTAAATGTAAAAGGGCTTGCTGAGGTTCGCTTACCTTTTGCTTTAGGGGTGCGTAAGGAAGGGTTGAACAGATACGAAGTAACGCTTATAACTTTAGCGGTACTTTTAGATACCTTTGTAGCTGGAGTGAATATCATAAGAGCTTCGCTTAACAATTTAAGCGGCGGAAGTGTTGGGAATCAAAATTCCTTCGCTTTATTCGGGTTAACAAAGTCGATTACAAACAGAATCGGAATGCTGCAATTAAGTCAAGATTTAACGGGCGTTGACAAAATGCTACCAGATTTTGCAAAGAATCCAAAGCCTAATTTAATCACTGAGATAGCGACTAATTTACAAAGTTGGATTAGCGGGGTTTTCAATGTAACTAAACCGCCAAGCGTGACAAACGCAATAAGTAACCAAGCGGCTTTAAGTTTAACCACTATTAACGCTTCACAGCTTTGGGCACACTTTCACTGCATTAACTCTTTTGCTGAAACAATAGATGGACTTAAGACTTATCAAACAAATACATACGTTAAGACTAATAATCAAGCGAAAATTTATGAGGCAGTTGAGATGCCATTTTGTGAGCAAGATTGGCTAAGTTTGCAAACAAATAATAGGTTCGTAACCAACGATGGAAAGATAGGTGAGGTGCTTAGGATTGAATGGGATTTACAAAATGATAAGGCTGTTTTGGACTACACAATAAAAGAAAAATACACTAATAATTTAAAAGTAGAATTTAATGAAGGAGGATAGCCTAAAGGAATTTCAAAAGTTAGCAGAAACGATAAAGACAGCATTTGACAAAATGCCTGAATTAATCAATAGCTTAACTAATGAATTGCCAGAGGAAGAAAAAAAGAAAGTAGCTGGGATAATGGCTGAGGGCTTTGATTTGCTTGATAATAACAAGCTAGACTTTATGACTAAAATGCAAAAGATTAATGATTTAAATAATAAATATGGCAAAGGCAACGCTCGTTAGTAGGGTTTACGGCAATAGGTTTGACGCTCAAACAACCTCTTTTCTTATTGGGAACGTGGGCGATATTATCGACCTTACTTTGCAATTTGATGTCGAAATAACAAGCACTAGCAGTACTGGCAACGCTTGGAATATCACAAATAACACAACAATAACTAGAACAATCGGTAGCTGGTACGATGAGGGCTACATTCAGGGAGGTGCGGTATCAATAACATTGTTACACAACTCGGGAGTAAAGAGCTTAACAGCGACAATATTAACCCTTTCGCCTACGATAATGGTTTTAACTGCAATGGTGGGCGATACGCTAGAGAATGGAACATATCCCGACACGGCAGCCATGAATGGTCTTGCTTATATGGGTAGCGATGAACCAATCGAAGGCATAGAGTTTAAATATAATTTAACATCAAACACACAAGCGCAAAGTGGTGGAACGGATGCAAGCGTTATCGATGGAGGAGTAACGATATTTAAAAGCAACCAACTAGACGCAACAGACCCGACATTGATAGATTTAACTCCTTATGGTGAACGGTCTGGAATGGCTATTTTAAGTTCGCAAATAAAAGGACTTGGGATAAGCGGAGGGGTGCAATCCTTTGAACTTCGAGCTTCATTTATGATTTTGCCCGATTGGGAGCTAACAAGCAACTTTACAACTGGCACAAAACCGAGTAATTATAGCAATCAAGAGTGTTTGACCGACTACATTTATTGTAAATTCTTACCGCAGGCAGCAAACCCGAACATATTTGTTGAAACAAGCACATCACAAACAGCATTGCTGGGAAATACAGGCTGGTTTGATGAAAATTATAATGGGGGAGCAAATAAATTTGCAACAAAATTAGGAAGTAGTTATTTAGCAACTTTCGCTAACGAATTAAACACCTTAACCGTTCCCGATGTACTAACAACAGAGGGTACTAACTTTAGATTTTTTTTGGTTGACAATGGCGCAAACGCGAATAGGGAGTACAAAATTGGCTTTCTTTGGTTGCCAGACGACACTAGCTTATATTTTAACAAATTAACACCCTTTCACGAAAACTTACTTTATTGTGGGGCTGGTGATGTTACACCTCTTCAAGTTGGTTCTACTGGCTTGTTTACTGGCTACACTAATGCAGACGGTGCAAGGATGGACATTCAAATAAATGCGGTTGCTATTCCAGCAAGTGATGCTGTTATTTTCGAGGGTCTATTTAAACCAAATGCGGCTTTCAATACCTTCATGCAAACCGCAACAGCTTCGGGAACTCAAAACGCTAATTATTTGATTTGGATAAGCGCTGGGGATGAAACTTTAAGCACATTGAATAGTGATAGAGTTTCAGTAATAGCTAAATTCGGCGAGCTTCAAACTTCAACAAACAGTTATGAACAATTCAATGTTACTAACAGCTTCATTAATCATGCTCAATTAGCTGCTCAAGTTGGTACAACTGATATTGTTACTTGCGTAGAAGATGAGGTAATGGCTAGGAGTGTGATTAAAGTTGATACGGCACAACAGGAGTTTATCGAGGAAATTACTTTCTCAATTGATGCAGTAAGTAACCAGCCAATCGGATTTAATACAGGACTTTCTAGCTTCAACGTTGAAACAACGACTTTTGATTGTACAGGTTTTCCAAAGGATGCACAACAAATTCAACAAATTGACATTGACACGATTAGAGGTTTTAAAATGGCTACTGGGGTGGAAAAAAACCAAGTTAAGATTTTTAGAAGCCCGATTGACGATAGCGGTACTTTGCTTGCTTACCGTGCCCTTTATAGCTTTCGCCCACGTTGGGAGGACTGGCAACAGAACTTAAACGTAGACGGGGCTTTTTACGATAATTCAGAGTTAAACAAAGGATTCAATAATGATTGGTCTAGGTTTGACAATATAAATCTACTTGGTGGGGCTTGGCGTTTGCAGTATTCAGTTAAAATGCGAATAAATAGAGGTGGTACAATTGTGTACACGCAAAACCCATTCAAATTTTCGGTTAGGGATTACGAAGAAAGCACTGTTTGGGACGGCGCAATAACTACGTATAACGTTAATAAATCAACTAGCTTATTCATTGGGGTAAACGCAGACGGGATAAGAGAGAATGGCATAATCGCAGACAATAAAACATGGGTAGAGGCTGACTTTGACTTAGAAGATGTTATGGGCGACGTTGGAAGTGTTAGTGATTATTTCGGGGTGATTAGAATGGAGGAATACCGCAACGGAGGTATTTATAAAATTGATATGCTTTCAAATGTTATAGACAATGAAAATATTACGAATTTTTTAATACCTTTAACTGGAGAAACGGCAACGAAGATTACTAAGGTAAGTGCTACAAAGATGAGGCTAGAATGTTATATTGATAACACGAGGTTAAACAGCTCTGTATCAAGTTATAAGCTAAGTGCAAGGCTGGGGATTAGCAACATAAACTTAGGGAAATATTCAAGTCATTACTCTAAAAAATACAATTAAAATATGGCAGATTTAGGAAATATAGTAGCGCTTAAAGCCGCAATTGCGGCAATACTGAATAACAGCGTGCCAGACGAAAGTATTGAGCCAGACGACCACAACGGGTTGTTAGTTGATTTGCTTGACACGATTACCAATGGCACAATATTTCAAAACGTTTTAGTTTCAGGCACAAATATTAAGACAGTTAAAGGAATTTCCTTGTTGGGAGCTGGCGATGTGCCAATAAACGAAAACGCAACCCATACAGGAGAGGTTACAGGGGCGACTGCATTAACCGCACAGCCAACGATTATAAGCAATAAAACTGCAATAGTAGGAGCTTTAACAGGGACAGAGGAAGTACTTGTTAATGATGGTACTTTAAAGAAAGTAACAACGCAGCAAATTGCAGACTTGGGGGGTGCTCCTTTTGGTAAAGTAGGTATTCCAAATTCAAACGGTGAATACACTTACTATAATGATGTTAAAATAGCTATTGAAAGTGCAACAAGTGGACAAATTGTTTTCTTGTTTGCGAATTGTGAAACAACAGCTACAATTACTTTACCTGCAAATGTAAGTTTAGAGGGTAATGGCTTTAAAATTTACAATCATCAAGCCGATGCAACAAGGATTTTAGAGTTAAATTCTACCGTAGCACATAAAACAAATTGGTCTAATATAACATTTGAAAGAGTAAATGGTACTTCTTATGTAATAGACGTTTTAAGTCCATGGAGCGGAAACGTGCAATTGACTTGTTCAAACGTTTTAATAACTAGTGATAGTCCAGAATACGTTATGTTTTGGCTTAATAACAACGTAGGCAGTTTTCTAAAAGGTTTACGAGTTGATGCGGTTGCGGGTATTCAAATACAAAATCCTATCACAGTAACAGATTGTAATGTAAAAACAACCACAGGTATTTGTTACTTTGGAAATCTAAGCGCTAAAGTTGTTAATTCTTACGGAGAAAGTTTAACAGGTAAAGTTTTTAATATACCTAATGTTGTTTCATGTTACGGAGTTACCTCTTCAGGTACTCTTGTAGGAGGTTATAATGTGTATATCCGAAATACAATTCTTGAGAGTTCTTCGGGGTCTATTGATGCTGGATTTACTGCACTTTTGAAAAATTCAATAGCTACCTCTACTTGCTCAACGTTTTTAGTTAGTGGAAGAGCTGAAAATTCTATTATTACCAATAATGGAACTGGAGCAGCTTTTGAAACTTTTTTTGGCAATGTTCCAAGTGAAAATTCAAAATTTTATAGTGCTGGAAATGTAGTTGCAAACATTACCAACCCTGTGCAAAGTATGCAATTTACCAACTGCGTTATTGAAAGTGCATGGAATAATGCAGGAGGACACGGTATTATTTGCGGTACAAATTCAAAAATAACAGGTTGTAAAATAAAGGTCGCCAATGCTTCCGCCAATTGTATAACGTCAGGTACAGCTTATATGGCGAACAATACTTATGAGGGGGCAACAGTACCAGTAGCAGCAACTCAATTAATAACTAACCTTATTGATAATCAAGGAAATATTTTAATGTAATGGCAAAAGAAAGAATTTCAATAATAAAGGGTTACGATATTTTAACGGTGTTTGACGAAAACAGCGAAAAAATACATGAAGAAAGCCCACAAACAACAGACAGTTCAGCAGTTGAAAATGTTTTAAATAATAATAAAACTGTTGTATGGGACTTTAAACTGATTTCAATAGCTGTTAGCGTTGGTCAAATTACAATTTACAGTACTGTTTTACCAAGCGAGGAACAAGAGTTTGAACAACTTTATATTTTAGACTTTACAGCAGAGGAACAAACAATAATTAATAATTTTCTCTCTTTATTATAATGGCTGTAATTAATAGAGGCATAACGTTTGAAACAAAACTACCAAGTGGTTTCGCACAAATAATTAAAAAGAGCAATGATTAACTGGAACTTAGACTATATTAACCTAGAGGCTTGTATGCCTCATTTAAGCTTAACGCAATGGCAGCACACCACAAGATAACAGATAACGCCTTTATTGACTTCTTAATCGGGCACATTTTTACAGCTTCAATATTTAGCTTTTCTGTTGATTTCGGAAGGGCTATGTTACTTGGTGTGGCTGGAGGTTTAGGTTCTTTGCTGGTTCGTTTTTTCCACAATTTAATAAAAAAACATTATGTCAAAGACGATAAAGAGAGTAATTAACGTACTAACAAGTTTAAAGTCAATAATTGGCGTAGTTGCTATGACTACTTATGCGATGGAGCATGAGAAGGTAGCGTTTTGGACGCTTGTAGGAGGGGCAATGCTTGACGAAGCGGCAAAGCTTCTTAAAAAAGAAATTAATCCAAAAGAAGAAATAAATTAATAGCTTATCAACCAGTAAGAGTTGAAAAAGTATAAGAAGCCGTTTAGTTAATTCTAAGCGGTTTTTGTTTTTTTAACATTTAAATTTTGTCAATTGGGATTAAAATATACTTTGAAAATACTACTGAAATTTGGTTAAACACTTAATAGCTATACGCTTTATACGGTGTTACCATTAGTACGGTAAAATAAGAACGAAACTTTTTTAATATTCCTTTTGTATTTACAATTTATTTACTATATTTACATAAGTTCTTTGAGTAAACGAAACCGAAACCGTGAGAGCAACAAGATGCGGTCTATGGAGGCGAGAGTTATGAAGGTTATACGCTATATAAGATAGGGCAAAAGTACGCTTTAGGAAAATAAAGCCCGAACACTTGGCGAAGTGTTCAACTTGATTAAACGGTGGTATCATAGTTATGCAGGAATTAAAACCGATGCACTGAAAAGAATGTGTTGACAAGCTTGATAACAGGCGACTGGGCTGATACTCAAAGAACTTTATTATTTAAAAAATATGGCAAAAACTAAAAAAGTAACGGTATCAATGACCGAAGAAACTAAACAAAAAGCAGTTAATTTATCTGTTTTGGTGTTAGGAACTGAAAATATAAGCGCTTACATAAGTTACTTAATAAACAAAGCTCATTTAGAAGCACAGAAGTAGTATTAACAGCTGAGAAGGTGGGGAGTGTTTGGATAATTAAAACTAAAACAAGATGAAAACAAAAACAACAGTAAAACAATCCAAAATTATAAACAGCTGGATAATAGAAGCGGCAAAATCGTATAATTTGAAATATGACGATATAAAAGACGACCAAATAATTAGCTTTTAAAATAGCATATAACTGTTTGCAGGTAGGCGATAGTGCCGCTTATTACAAAATTTAAATCAAAACAATCAGGCTCATAGCGGCATTTTGCCTACCTGCTGTTAGGTGTCTGTAAAAAATAAATTTAGCGTGGGCAATTAAACAATTTACAAAATGACAACAGAAAGAAGAAATGAAATTGATAAAATCGTGAAAGAATTATCATTAGAATTTAAAGAAAATGCTTCATTTGGAGATGGAAATTTCGGAGTATTATATTTATCATGCGATGTGAAAAATGTTAATTTTCAAATATCGCTAGAAGCAAATAGAGAAACATTTAAGCACATGATTTTATCAATGATGAATGCAAGTACAGGTGTTGCCGAAGATATAATTGATGTAGTGGAAAATCATTATATGGGTAAAGACCCTTTAAATCTTAAAATGATAGCAGGATGATTGTTAGTGTGGGTGCGGTGGGAAATTTATTTTTTATTGTGCCTAACATTGAAATAACTGCTAGTCCGAAGGATTGCAGTTATGGAATGTTATACGCCGTTTTAATGGCGTACGATTAACCACCTAAAACTAAATGATATGAAAACAAAAGAACAAATCGCCGAAATGGCGGAGAGGGAATATCCAATAGGAACTAAAAAGACTATGGAATTATTGAAAGAAGGCTTCATTAACGGCTATCAAACAGCTCAGAAGGATATGAAGCAATGCCCAACTTGTAAAGCTTTAACAGACACTTGGGATAATGATAAAGATGAACAATTTAATAACATTTAAGTATGACTAAAAAAGAATTACTAAAAACATTTAGAGAATCTTTAGAAGGGCTATTTGCAGACAAAGAAGCGAAGGACGATAAAGAAATTCTTGAGTTTTATTTGGAAGTTTGTTGCACGATAGCAGAAACTTATGCAGAAGAAAAGTGGATTGATTTTAGGGATAAAAAACCTACTGAATACGGCAGATACCTAGTTTACCGATCAGGTTGTGACAAGATACAATTTGAAACTTGGAACAATACAGGGTGGGCGTACAGTAATAACAATTGTACTCATTGGATGCCTTTACCGCAAAAACCTTTAATGTCTTAGATTATGAAGCTAAAAGTAACAGCAACAATAGAGGTAAATTCTACTTGGAACTCTTTAGATAAAGAGGAATTAGAATGGTTTACCGATTGTGTTTTAAACAATAAACAAGATACTATGTTAATCCTATATTCAAATGATATAGGAGATGAAATAGGAAGTACAACAGCTTTTAAATATGAGATATTACCCAACAAATAACTAAAAATTAGGATTAACAGTGTAAAATAAACGATTATGAAAGAAGCCCTAAATATGAGATTAAATAAAGTAAAAGAAGAACTTGAAGTTTATAAACAACTAGAACAAGAGGCAAAAGAAAGGTACGAGAACTGTAA